CTTCCATGAGCGGTTTCTTCAACAACTCCAACGTTGACAAGACCGTTCCTAATAAGTGGTTCGATGATGCAACCATCACCACTGACGAAATGCTGGAGATCCTGAACGAGGGTCCTACCAGCATCGTCCAGGGTTCCAACATGAAGGAAACCCCCAACACGATGCTCGTCCCTTACGACGTTTATCGCATCATCTCCACCACCGCTCGGAGCACCACTTCCGACACCACCGTGATGGAGTTCTTCCTGCGTACCAATCCGTTCATCCGCTCCATCGAGCCGATCAACGAACTGGAAGCTTCCAAAGGCGATCTGTCCAAGGACCGCATCCTTGTGTACGACCGCTCTCCTGAGAAAGTCCAGCTGCACATCCCCCGCACTCTGGAATTCCTGCCCCCGGTTCGTAACAACCTGGAGTTCACTGTTGCTGCTCACGCTCGCATCGGTGGCGTCAGCCTGTACTACCCCAAGAGTGCCCTCTACGTCGAGAAGGCCTGATCAAACTAGGTAACTGAACATGATTATCACCTACACGCCTCAACTGGAAAATCCTCCACGGGATAAGGAAGTCACCCTCGGTTTCTCCATCATTGGAGCCAAGGCTGGCGGTTCTCAAAGGATTCAGCTCAAGTCGGGGGTTAACCGTGATGTTGACCCCTCTGACTGGGAAAAGATCAAGGAGATGCCCCTCGTCGGAGAGCTTCTCTCCTTGGGCGCTCTGAAGGTGCAGGAAGACGTTGAAGTCATTACGACCCCTCAAGCCGAGGGGTCTGGTGGCCTTGAGTTGATGCCTGTGAAGGAAGCTCTTGACGCTGTCAACAGCAGTTTTGACCTGGACCTGCTCAAAGAGTGGGATGTTGTCGAAAAGCGGGTCCGCATCAAGAACGCAATCGCTAAGCGCGTCAAAGCAATCACTGAAGGTGAAGGCTGATGGCTGTGACTGCTTCGACATTTGTCGCTCGTTTTCCGGAATTCACCGGGCTTGAGACAGATGTCGTGGCGTCTACCATCACCTTGGCCGAACGTCGTTGCGATGCAGACGTGTGGGGCGATGACCAAGATGAAGCTATCAACTATTTGACGGCTCATCTACTTGCAATGCGCACACAGGCTATTGGGCAGCAAATCGGGGCCGTAACTGGTGGCACTGTCACTCCTTACGACCTCACAGCCACGACATATGGCTCAGCTTACATTTTTCTTCAAAAGAGTCTTCCTAACAGCATTGGTTTTGTGTTCTGATGGGAGCTTTCGCGCCTTTCGATAATGCGTCCTTGACGTTCAAGGTCTATACCGCTTTCGGCACAGATCTTAGGACAGGAAACATTCAGGCCGAGACTGAGAATGAAGTTTACACCGCTAATCTTCAGCTCAGGGCACCAACAACAGACGACAAGCCTGGTACTAATGAGGATGATTTTATTTGTCAAGGCAGACTATTGTCCCCAAGAGAATTCTCAGGAAAAGTAAAAGTAGGAGCAATTGCAGACTGTACGGTCAATGGTATGACCGGGACCTTTCGTGTGACTGGTCTTGGTAGTAACACGCTGACCTTTGCCAGAAAAGCTTTGCACCAGGAATTCACTGGTGTATTTGAGCAGACAGGTAATGTCGGTTAATCATGGCTCCCAAGAGAAAGCTAGATGAAACCAAGCTAAACCGGGCAGTCGCAATTGCAATGCAACGGCTGGTCGAGAGGCTATCGGTTGAATATACAAAAGAAATTAGCTCTGCTAAGTGGAAGTGGACTGATGGAAGACTGCGTGACATTGTTGACACAGGTCGTTTACGCGCAAGCCAAACTGTCAGACCTGTTTCTTTAAATCGTTATGAGTTTAGCTGGCCTGTAGAGTATGCACTTCAAGTTCATGAAGGCACTAAGTTAAAAGGCGGAGGTGAATGGCCAGCACGGCCATGGACTAGCACCGCACTAGAAAACTTTGACGCTAAAAAATACTTTGAGGATATACTTAGGAGAGAGTTAAATGGCTAGTGTATCTACGGTACGCGAGTTAATTAATTCAGCGATTGGGTCGTCTCTGGGTTTTTATAATCTCCCAGACGGATCCACAAGCCCCGCCCTCTGGGTACGGGGTCAGCAGCAGGTTCCGAAGGACTGGACTGTGTCAGGCATTGAATGTGTCATTGACGAAGTTCCAGAAATGACGAATCAAGCCGCCTTCAACAAGTTCGTTATTTTGCGTGTTCGTTGGCCAATTTATTTAACTTGCCACGATACTGCGACAACTTTATCTGAGGTGCGGACGCTACTCTTTCAGAATTTCCCAGATATTCAGGATCCTGTGCATTTACCGCAGACCGATATCTCACTGGAAACGCTGAAGGTATTTATCCCCGACTTTGAACTCAAACCCGAGGTGAACTAATGGCTATGATCCAAAGCGACGAATTCCGTAAAGGTCGCGACCGAATCGTCCGAATTCAAGATGCTACTACTGCCCGTCTTGCTCCTTCTGACGGGGTTGGCGTTGCGTACACCACTCCAACCACGTCTCCTATTTACCTGCGCGGTTTGATCACCGCTAACTTCTCAATGAGTCCTAACGTGCAGGAGTTCACCCTCCTGGGCGACGACGGTTATCGCGATTCCGTTGCCACTGGCATGGCGGGTGAACTGGCCTGCTCAGCTTATTTCACGGGTCCTGACGACGGCACTGTTGATCCAGCGTTCCAGTTGATTCTGGATGCCGAATCTAATCGCGACAAGGAAATCTACGTCGAGGTTCTTACCTATATTGGCGAAGATTCTAGTAACAACCATAAATATTGGACTCGTGGCTTTAATGCTGCTGTGACGGGCGCATCTGAGACAGCAGCTGGTGATGGTCTGATTGAAATGTCCTGGACCTTCCAGTCCAAGGGACAAATCTACGTCGGTACACTCGACGCATCAACCACCAAGATCGATCCTTTCGCTTGATTTAGATGACTGACCTCTTAGTTTCAGAAGACGGTCGGTCTTACTTCATTAATTGTGAACAAAAGGGAGACTTGCTTATTGTCGGGGCTGTTTATATTGCCCCTGACACAGCATCTCCCTTATCACTTTTTGATGAAGAAGGTGCTAATTTAGTTGTAGCTCTGCCACCCAAGGCTACTAATCAGTCGCTTGAAAGCATAGCTTCAAATGCATCTTTTCTTATAGTGTGATGTCGAAGTATTCAAAGCTTTATTTTGGCGAAAAGTCTTATTACACAATTCAGCCTTTTCGTTTTCCGATTTATAAAGACCTTGTCGCTGGTGAAGCTGAGGGCGTTGAAGAGGTTTCGCGAAAGCAGGCCACAAATACCTATGGTCTATTAAAAATCGCGAAGAGTCTGGCTGCCAAGAAAGACATCACCGTCAGAGAGGCTTTGGACATTCTCAGTAATACTGATAACGCCCAGACAGACGAGGAGCTATACGAATATGTTGACGAGCTCAGTGCACTCCAGGCCCAGGCATCAAACGTAGCTGAGCAGAAAATTGAAATGGTGACACTGTTTATGCGATACAGGGCTGAGGTAAAGGAGAAGACTAAGTGGACCGCCCTTTCGGACTGGGAAATTGAAGATACTCGAGCAATGCCTGCGCAACTACTTGACAAGATCTTTACTTTTATTGGATGGGAACGTAACGGTTGGCCAGAAGAAGAGAATAAGACTGCGGGAAAGGACTGATCGATATCGATGAGGAGCTTGAGTATTACAGCCGATACTTAGCATCAACTCCTATCGATATCTTACGTTTGTATAGCGATTTTGTAGATACTCCGTTCGCGCGAGATTTCGACAAATATGAGTTTTTGCGCCTTCCAATAGGCCTCATATGGGAACTAATTCAAAAGCATATCAAGGTGGTCAAACGGGAGGCAAATCTTTCGTCCGTTACGACCGCCCGTCTATGCTCAATTATGGTTTCCATTGCTAATGGCTTTGCTGGTAATAAAACCAACAAACCTGTAGATATAGATCAATTATTGCCTTTCCCCTTAGATGAGGATAGGCATGCTTTAGATCAACAAACAAATCGTATTGCCAAGGAGCTATTCCGCAAGAGAAAGATTCCTCTGCATGTAATCGCTGCATTGAATGATCTAATTAGTTTTTAATGTAGATAAAATAAGATTACGCAATAGGGTACAGCGTGGCTCAAATAGGCGATTTATCTCTGTTTATTACCGCTGAGACTAAGCGTGCTACCGCCGCTTTGCGCGATGTTAATCAGATAGCGGATAAATCAACAAAGCCTCGTGTCCTAAGTATTGGCGCTGATACACAGCAGGCTGTTGTAAATATTGGCAAAGTTACTACGGAATCCAAAGAACTTAATAAAAGTCTTTTAACTACCAATGCGGCTTTAAAAAATACTGGTGGCTCCTTTGATGCCACTAAACTTGCCACTGAGTTTGTATATCTAAATAAAAGAGTTAAGGATGTTCAGTCATCGGTCAACGAATTAAGAGACACTCTCCGGTTGATTGGAGCAGGCAAAGTTGTAGATATTGCGGATTCTATTGGAGTTACCTTGCTTGCAAGGTTTAATCCAGAGGTATTTCAGGCGGCTTTAACTGAGGCTGTAATTAAGGGTGTACAAGACGGAGCTCAGAAAACAAAAAATATCCTATATGAGAACTTTTTTAGAGGAGCTTTTGAAGGCATTAATGCTGGTATTAACGAGCTAGCTCGTATTGGCTTTGCCGGGCAGGGTTTACTTTTTATTATTCAACCGATTAAGGCGGCCTTCGCCGGGCTCTTTAACTTTACGTTGGGTCAGAATATTAAACTGCAAGATACTATTCTTTCTACAGCAACAACGCTTGCCACAACAGCTGATGTAATCGCCGCTAATGGGGATAAGATCGTCGATCCTTTTGAGCGCATCGTTTCCTTACAAGGACCAGTTGAAAATGCTATTGACTCTATTAGACAAAGGTCTCTGAAGTTAGCTGGTGTTACTTCCTCACAGGTGGTTGATGTTTTCTCAGTTGTCGCAACTAATATTGGTCAGATTAATGGCGACTTAAAAGACGCCGAGGATTTAGCCATTGCGTTTACAGCGTCTTTGGGAACGTTAGGTATCCCGTTGTTTCAAGCGCGGCAGGAGATTGGATCAATCCTTGGTGGCTACATCACCGAGGATTCCCTCTTAGCTCGCAGGCTGGGCATCACTAACGAGCAGGTAAGAGAAGCCAAACGACAGGCTGGTGGCGTCACCAAATTCCTTCTTGACAAGCTCTCTACAGCCGAGGCAGGCCAAGCAATTTTGGCTAAAGGCTTTAGAGGTGTCACGTCAAACATTGCAGAGCTATTTGAGCTTATTGGCCTTGCCGTAGGTAAACCCCTGCTCGATCCTTTAGTTAATGGACTGAACAAGGCTTTTGAAGCATTGTTTAAATTTAAACAGCTTTTGACTGAGTTAGGAACATTTATTAGCGGCAGTATTGTTGATGCTTTTGAGGTTTTATTTGCACCTACTCTCAATAGCAAATTTGCGAAAGACCTCGCCACAGGATTTAAGGCTCTGACTGATCCGCTTAAAGAGCTTATGCGGCTTACAGAAGGTGATAGAGGTAGTTTTCTTGAGAATGCTGTTCTCGGCCGGAATGCTGACAAGATTCCCCCTGTCCTACGTAATTTTGTAAAAGTTGTTCGTAGTTTTAAGAATGAGTTGATTGAGGCAGCAAAGGATGCTTCCATACCACTTCGAGACATCATTACTAGACAACGCGGAGGTGGAGGAAACCCTCTTCGCATTGCATCATTACCACTTGGTGACCCAGACGTTTTTGTAAAGGGCTGGGATACGCTTAGAAGCACTTTAGATGCAGCCACAAAATCTTTATTGAAGTTTGGTGCCGCATTGGCTCGGTTCAAATTACGCGAAGCCGCCGATACGCTCCGTATTTATGCCGATGTTGTTCTTGTTCTTGGTGACAAATTTTTAGGCGCCGCAAACCTTGCTGCATCATTTTTTGAAACGTTAGCGAGTTTTCTTTCTTTACCGATTGTTGAGTACTTCAATCAAATTCGTATTGCAACAAACTTAGTTGGGATTTCTGACTTTGTAGATAATATCAAAATTCTTACACTGTCTATTGTCTTTTTTAGGAATGCTGTAAGAACCACCACCGAAGTTTTTGCCAACTATAAAGCAGGTTTACAAGGTATTGCTCTTGCATCTTCCTCATTAGCCAGCGGCTTGAACGTATCCTCTGTTGCATTTCAGAAACTAAGTCTTTCAGGCCGTATATTTGCTACCGCTGGCGATATAACTGGCCGGGTCATGGATAAACTCGGCACGGCTTTGGGTTACACAGCAGGTCAAATTAGAAACGCTCGTAAAGAACTAGGAACTTTAGATTCGGCAGGTAAAGTTTTTAAGTCCACCATGAGATCTATGGTTGGACAAATGTTATTGCTAAACGCAGGCTTTTTTGCGTTACAGCTGGCTATTGGTGTTGCCATCAGTGAATTCTCCAAATATATGGAAGCTCAGCGCAAAGCCAGACAAGAACAAGAAGAGTTTAATCGTTTTCTTGCTATTACTTCAGGCGAGCTAGACAGACTTTCCGCGTCTACGGATATTGTGGACCAAAAGCGCTTTGATTCTAAATTGCGCTTTATGAAGAATAAGATTTCCGAGTTTGTAGAAGATGTCGATGAGGCCAATAAAAAGCTTGAGGAATTACGCAAAGAGGAAAAAGAGTTCTTAGAAAATCCGACTGCGAATAAGCGATACGGCGAAGTAATGTTTGGTTTTAGTCAAGCCGGAGTCGACCCGACCGAGGAGCAGATCGAAAAAATCCAAGGCGATGTTCTGCAGCGTATAAGAAACAAGATGTTCATAGAGGATCAAGAAATACTCAGAAAAAGTCAAGCTATTAGAACTAAGC